CTATAATTCCTTGCGCGGCTAATGCTCTTTCAGATAATGCCAGTTCACCAAACATCAGTCAGCGTCAGCAATAGTCAAATCGCCAGCGGCTACCTGACGCATGCTTTCTGCGTAGTGGCGGTTGGCTGGGTCAAGAGGTACAGACATTTTAGTGCCATCAATGGTTGCTTCAATAGAACCGTTATCGCCATTCGCATCTGTTTGATATTGTGCTGATGTAATGTTCATCTATAACTCCGCATCAAATTTAAGTGGCTGGTCTCCACCAGCAACAGCAGTAGCAGTGTGTAATGTTAATGATGAGAAATTCCCACACTCCGCATTAAATACAGACCCAGAATTTATGGTTGAGTTTACACTTATGTTAGAACTAGATTGACCTTTACTTCCAGCTATTCCTAGTTGCCATATTGTTAATGCGGCACTCAAAGAGGCAGTTGGGGTTGCTCTCATTTCTGTAGGGAATACACCACACAAAACAGTTTGAGATGTGTTAATGGCCTGACCTGATGCTTTTTGAATTTCTGTATAATACCTCTGACACGCCGCCAACTCATCGCCAAATGACTTATGCTCAAAAGGCGTGGCCTGTTCGCCGATTTCCATCTGAATACCTGCAACCTGCCACGTTGCGTTCAATGTACCAAATAAATTTGTTTGTCCAACATAGGTATTTGCACCACCAGCACTTGCTTCCCAAGATGTTGCAAGCGTTCCACTTGTATAGTTTGAACCAGCCGCAAGACAGAATATTATTCTAGCACTTAGGCCGTTGTCGTTATTAAACGCACCAGTTGTGTCTGGTGGAAACGTAATTGTTTTGTATTCCCAAGTATTTGCTGAACTTATCGTATAAGAACCAGACACCATCCGTTGACCAGATGTATCCAAGTCATTAAAGGCACAAATGAACGTGCCTGTTAAACTTGATTTAACCCAGAAAGAAAGCGTTACAGACTCTGCATCGCTTGTGCCTTTTTTAATTTGCTGTAAGTTTTGACCTTCAAAACGATGGTCTAACTCGTAAGAGTCTGCCGCACCTAATGAATATTGAGTTGTTGCTGTAACTTTTAATGAATAACCAAAACCAGTAGGGGTATCGGAACTTTGCTCCTGCGTGTGGCTTAATCCAGTGCTACCATAATTTACATTCCATCTATCAGTCGTGTGGTATCCATTTGATGTTATGGTTGTTGCGCTGGTGGCTCTTTGCCAACATTGAAACCCACCATTAATAATCATGTTCCTGTTCGACAACGCCGACTGCGAACCAATCAGTGCGGCTAGTTCTGCTGCTTTACTCATGCGAGGTCTCCCTGCGCCTGAACATCATGGTCATAATTCTGTGCGCCATCAGAGGTATTTCCTACCTCTACCGCTATTAAGGACGATGTACTTCTGTCAGAGTTTCTAGTCAAAATCTTGCTCCGTGCGCCAGCCCTAACCATACCTGACTGACTATATGTAACAGCAGAAAATGCGGCGGTTAGACCATAACTAAAGTCACCGTCACCGTGGTCAGTGCTACTACTCATGTTAAATGAATTTGTTCTTACTGCATCTGCTTCAGCATAAACCCAAGCCTTTGCCGTTCCCTTTGCAACATAAGTCAAGCCCACGCTGTTGTTCCCAGCGGCATCCTTCAGGGTGTTTACTCTTAGTTCGCTTGCCATTATGCGAGGTCTCCAAATGCTACCGATTGAGTTCTAGGGGTATCAGCGGCTCCTGTTGTATCTGTCTGCATCTGATACATATCATAACGAGAAGTTGTTATATCATCTATACATCCGTTATGACCCCACCCAGAAGAGTCATTTGTACAATGACCAGAAAAAGTTGTATTAGCAAAAGATGTAGATAAATTCATTCGGGCAATGCCTGTACCTTGGTCAACCCCAGAACTGATATTAAAGGAATCGTTTACAGCAAAGGTGTCTGTCTGTTTTACCTGAGACCAAGCCTTCGCCAACCCCTGTTGCAGATTAGTAGTAGCACTGCCTTCGCCTTGCACCGACACAGAACCAGCCGTGGTTACTCCTGTGATTGAGTCTACTTTTAATACACTAGCCATTATGCTAAGTCTCCAAAATTAGCAACGCCATAAAAAGATGGGTCAGCAAGTGAACCATTTTGATAAACCCAAACTTGTGTAGCAGATGCCGTGCTATCATCATAAACACATTGCACAAAGTATGCTCCAGTTCCAGATGCAGAACTATGTTGGACTCCTGCTACGATGTTATAATCTCCATCAGACATTGCAGACGAAAGATTAAAAGTCACCTTTCCTGTTGCCGTATCTGAAATGCTAGATACGTTAAGCGCACCAGTTCGTGACGCGGCAGAAGCATTAGTGCTTGCTTGCATTTTTGCCGCACTCTGCTTAGTCAGTGTCGCAGCAGACGTACCGTTTTTCGCCGCAATAGTATCTACATTCAATACGCTGGTCATACGATACTCCAATATCCGTTAACAGTGACGGTGGCATTGTCCTGCGTAATCGGACCTGCACTCACGCCATTCTCATCTGCATCAATAGTAACGTCTGCCGTTATGCTTTGACCATTCAAGCGAATGATGCTGTTGTTACCTTTGAAGGGATAGCGTGTGTCACTTTCTGTCACTGTGTAGCTGTTGGCTACAGAGAATACATCGTAGGCTATCATCTCGACTACATCGTTTAGTGATGCACCTGTGACCAACACGACTGTTGTGCCTGTAGTGGCAGTGTAGTCTGTCCCGGGTTTAAGTAGTACACCATTCTGATACACATCAAGATACACACCGTCCTGATAGGAAAGCACCTTGGAGTCAGCATCACTACCAGAGAAGCTAGTCTGCCCTGCTGTGGCCTGATATACGAAACGGTTACGTACACCGAACTCTGGGGATTTACCTATGTATGGCATTATTTGGCCTCGTAAACTTTACCAGCCGTAATTGCGTTGGTTGTAGCAGTCATATCTTCACTACCCCAATCAGTCTTGACTTTCATAAGTTCCAAGTGTTCTACATTTCTGTCCACACAAGACTGACGGTCAGACGCTTCTTTATCTGCCATTGCATTGCCAGCAATAATGTCAGTAATTAATTCAACACTGTGACCCATCGCTGTGTAGTCTTGTTCTTTTTCTTCCGTTGTTCTAGTCATTTTATTCTCCTAATCTGGCTTCTAATTCAGCTACCTTTGCTGAAAGTTCCTTAACAGCGTTAACAAGATGCCAAGTTAAATTATCTGGATTCACTGACATACAACCAGTGCTTTCTGTTTTGACTGTTTCAGGCAATATTTCTTGCATCTCTTGTGCAATAACACCTATCTGTGTGCCTTCTTTTTTAATAGCGCACAGAGAACCATCTAACTCTGTAATTTCATCAGCAGTGCGATACTCAAAGTTTTTAACTTGAATTTGATTAATGACATCTAATCCAACATTGTTATCAACGATGTTTTTCTTTACGCGTCGATCTGATGTAGTTGACCAAGTAGAGCCATTATTACCTTGAAATGCGCCGTTGCCCCCAGCAATGAATGCAGTACCAGTTCCTTTGCCAGCAGCATTAAACCCAATAGCAACTTCTGAACTAACAGTTTGACTTGAACAATGAGCAAGTCTGCCAAGAATAGTATTATAACTACCAGTGGTAGTTTGTGGGGAGGTATTGCCAGCGTATGAACCAAGAAAAGTATTCTCAGCACCAGTCGTAAGATTGCCAGCGGCATTATCACCTACCGCTACGTTGTTATTGCCTGTCGTAATAAGATTTAAAGCCGCACCACCAACGCCTACATTAAATCCATTGCCACCTGCAAGAGCATAACCCGCATTGTCTCCAATAATAACATTGTTTGCAGAAGTTACTACCGCACCAGCCGCCGCTTGGTCACCAATAAAGATATTTTGCTGGCCTGTAGTCATAACCGCCCCAGCATTATTTCCAATACAAACATTCTCACCATTGCCAGTAGAGATGGCACTTCCAGCATTGTGACCAACAAGAGTGTTAGCTGGTGAAGTCGTTATTGCATCCCCTGCGTTTAGACCGACTGCTACGTTTGAACCGCCTGTTGTGCAAGCCGCTAAAGCATTTCTTCCGACAGCAGTATTGCTTGATGCTGTTGTGTTTGCAATTAATGCACCATCTCCTACCGCCGTATTTCCTGCTCCTGTCGTGTTTGAAAACAAAGCACTGTCACCGACTGCCGTATTGCTACCCGCAGTGGTGTTTCCACTTAATGCATTTCTTCCAACAGCCACGTTGTTGGAGCCTGTAGTGTTTGCATCAAGAGAAAGTGCGCCGACTGCGACATTTTCTGCGCCGCTAGTGTTTGCAGTGAGTGCGCCAGAGCCAATGGCAGTGTTGTTTCCACCAGATAAGGAACCGTCATCAAGCGCAGTATCGCCCAATGCCACATTGCCCGAGCCAGTCGGGTAGTTGCCGTCTAGCTTGATTGTGCCATCAGTATCAATACTTCCGATACCCTGTCCTGTAACTTTAGTTAACGCCACAGTCTATCTCCCTTATGCGTATGGGCTATCGCCAAGCACAGATGTATCCCAAGCCGCCTTGAGTTTAGCAATGGTATCAGCACTTGTAATAGCCGATGCCGCTGGTGCGTTGCGTAGTGCGTTCTTCTTGGCTACAGAGGCTGACTTTGCAGATGAGTCATCAGCTTCAAGTGCTTTCATGTACACTACGTCTTCTGCGGCAAGCAGTGATGTGCGCACTTCACGGATTTTGTCACGGAAGATGGTTTTAGCGGTATCCATATCCTCGGATATAACTGTTCCGCTCAATGACCACGCACCGCGAAAGTGACGGTCTGTTGGAACGGTAGCCGTGGAAGCATCGATCTGGTTCCCGTCCTTGTCTACGATATATGTTGCCATTGGTTTCTCCTTTAGGCAGCTTGTTCTGTGGCTAGTTCTTCAGTGATCTTCCAAGCATTGCGCCACTCACGAGTCGCTGGAAGCTGTTCCTTACGGCATATTACCATCTTAGGCTTATTGCCGCTATCCCACTCTTTCCATACGGATTGTGGGCAGTCTTTCATAATTAAGTATTCAATCGCTTGTTCTTCGGTTAAAGCATCAATAGGCTTGGTGTCATGTAACAGGTAGCCACGAGTATGCTTCTTGAAGTCTGGTTGTGCTTCATCTTTTGCTAGTTCCCAATACACTTCAACAGGAGGCAGGATACCGCCCTGTAGCGCACACGCCATCCAGTTAGGGTCAGGAACCAGTATCTTTGCACACTCATCTACACTGTCCTCATACACTACACGATAGTCAGACTGATGACCTTCTAGGTTTTCCTTTGCCCAACATAGTCGGTCGAATAGGTGTGTGCCTTGAAACTCAGGTGTCTGCATTATGCTAGGTCTCCGTGAATTGTACAAGCCATAGGAAACGCATCAACCGCACCGCCATCGTCAGTTACTATAAAATAATTAATAGAGCCTGTTGCATATCCAGCACTATTGTTCACACATAAAACCACAGAATCGTTGCTGTTTCCATCTGCTGAACCAAGCGTAGAACTATAATTAGCGTCAGACATAGAATTGCTAAAATTTATAGTGAAGTCACCTGTTGCATTATCTGTAACTCCACTGGAATTAAAGCTTCCATTTAAGGTTCCTATGCTTTGCTTTGACCAAGCCTTCGCACTACCCTGCACAACGTACTGCGTATCCAGCGACCCTGCGGTGCTATGTTCTAGGGTATCTGCTTTGATTTTTCCTAGTGCCATTATTCAGCCTCCAACGCTGTAATACGCGCTTCTAATTCTTGGATAGTCTTGACCAGCAATGGCACAAGTTTGGCTTGGTCTATGCCCTGATAATCAGGAACTGACCGTGTACCTATTTCTGCGGGCGTTACCTCATTACCATCGTCATCAAGAACGGCTGGTTTGATTTCGTATTCTTCATCACGCATTGCATCCTTAGTGCCTGTTACAGCCTCTGGTACGACTGCCTGTGCCTCATGCGCTAGGAAACCATCGACAGTTACAGCATCATCACCTTCGCTAATCCAATCAAATCTAGCTGGCTTTAGTTGTTTTAACCTACTTGTTGCATCCCAATCGTATGAAACATTAGTTTTTAAGCGGTAATCGGATGAAGTGTTATAAGATGTGGAAGAACCATTACTGGTTATGCTTCCAACGTTAGTCCTGCCACTGCTAGACTCAAACCAAACAAAATACCTAGTTCCAGAATCACCCGAATTCCAGAGACCGATAGTTTGTGAGCCAGCATTTGTGTTTTGAAAAGCGGCACAATTTCCTGTACCGCCAGCAACTTGCAGTTTTGATGTGCCGCCATTACCAAGTGTACTGCTTGTATTTATTAAAAGTTGTTTTGACGCATCGATACGCATTGCATAGGAGTTGTTTGTATAAAACAACATATTGTCTGAACCGTGTGAGTATTCAATCCTACCCCTTAGATTGTCAGCAATATCCGTCCCATCAGCGAAGAATAAATTACTTTCTGCGCCGCCGTAAATTGTAATACCTTCTGAACCAGAGCCAGAGCCAACAACTAGATTGTTGCCCCCTGCATAAAAACTATCAGGTATGTTGTTGCCAATGCCCACGTTGCCCGACGCAACAATCGTGTTGCCAGTGCCATTCGGGTCGAGCGTGATGTCGTTGTTACTAGCAAGACTGCTGATTTTATTTGTCTTTA